AAGATCCTTTGTCTTGTTCTCGTATTTTATAATCTTTATAAAAAGATTCCTTCAAAGGAATTGCTGTTAATAGGTTTTCCATATCATCATTCGCAGACATATTCTACAAATGACTCTGTACCTAATTATGTCCTAGTACAAATTTTCATTTGATAAATCACATTATTTTTAATTCAATTTTTAATTTGATTAAAAAATTGAAGTATAATTTGTATTATACTTTGATTGCAATAATAATATTAGTATATTAATAATTGACCATTTATAATTTATGGAACGAGGAAAAAACGATAAAAAATATGATTACATAGTTAAATTACTTGTAATCGGAAACAGCGGTGTTGGCAAGAGTTGTTTAGTGATGCAATATGTCGACGACGCATTTTCTCCATCATTTATAACTACGATTGGTATAGATTTTAAAATTAAAACATTGGAACTAAATAATAAAAAAGTAAAATTGATGATATGGGATACTGCGGGACAAGAAAGATTTAGAACAATAACTACTGCATATTATCGTGGAGCTATGGGTTTGTTGTTAGTATATGACACAACTGATATCCAATCATTCATGGCAACAAGAGATTGGATGAAAACAGTTACAGATAATAATTGCGAAAATATACAAAAAATACTTGTTGGCAATAAATGTGATAAACCTCAAAGAATTGTTTCAAAAGAAATGGGAACAGATATAGCAAACGAATTTGGAATTGATTTTTATGAAACGAGTGCTAAAACAAAAGAAAATGTCAACACTGTATTCGATGAGTTAGTTAAAAAAATAATAAAAAATATTGATGAAAATGCAAATCCAAAACCGAAACCCAATGTAGTAAATATAAACACAACTACTTCTGATGAATCAAATATGTTCAAAAAATGGTGTACAATATTATAATTGTGTTTATTATCTTATTATTGAACTTTTTTTTATTATATTATAAATTTATTAATTGATTTATTAATTGATTTATAAATGGATAAATACAATGAATATAATGAATATGATGATGAACAAAATGAATATTTTTATAGTACCGAATATCATTATTATAATACCAATTACAATAAAACGAATAGTAATGATACATCTAAAAGTGAATATATGATCGATTATAATTGTGACAAATTTGATGATGAATACATATATATAAATAAGGAAAATCACGATGAATATCTAAAAACAAAAACAGAAAATATGATTGAATCATTAAAAATAAATAAATATGTCATCGATAAATCTAATACAAAAGATAGAATGAAAATAATGTGTTGGTTAACTAAAAAAAATAATCATAGACCATTTATTATATCAACAACTCCCAACATAATAACAGAATGGATAAATGTATGTAGATTAGAAAAAATAGATTTGTTTTGTATATCTTCTCCAATTTATTTACTAAAAAATAAATGTTATACCTTTAATGAAAAATACGAAAATTTATTGTGTCCATTTGTTCAATTATGTGATGACGGCAATAATGATACAATTACGTGGAAAAAATTACCCAGCGACGTAATCATTATATTTGATGTAAGGGCCGATGTTTTAAGAAAAAAAAGTGTGACACGTAATTGTATAATAAAAACACAAGAAATATTTAATAAAATAATAATATTTGATTCGACATACATGAAAAATGACAATGAATATGATAATTTTATAATGGATCTTGATGAATCATATGGCTCAATATTGGATAAAGATATTGAATCTATAAAAGAAAATTATGTCGTTGAAATATAAGTTTATACATACTTCAACAAGTATTTTGAACACTATTTGAATAAAATGTTTTTACACCACAGCAGTTATGATGTTTTTGTTTATAAGTATTCCATTCACTCGAAGATATTCCACGTACCATATCCTCTAATGAAGAATATCCCATTGCCCAAAATGATGGTTTGTCGTTTGAATGTCCATGACGGTTTTCTACATCTCTATAAATATGTATATTTCTTGATTTATATTCTTCATAAAGCTTATTCCATGCTTCATTTTCACCAAGTTTGTTGAATAAGTCAGAAAGTTCATTTGCATTTACATGAAGAACATTACCATTATTCCAAACATAAGATCCGTTAAGATCATTACCTAAAATAAAAATGTGAATTTTTTTAGTACGTAAAGGAACATTTCCGGAAAGATCAAATAATCCGTTTTGTAATTCATAACAACCGTATGAAGAACTATTTACTATACTATGTGATGTTTTGTTTTTTGTCAAACCATTTTTGATTAATTGCACAAATTCGTCGAGTGAATCGGTGGCGAGTAATTTATTTACTAAAATATTTTTTAATTTTTCCACTTCTTGTTTACGTTTAATAGTTAGATCAGTATAGTATTTGTCACTATATCGTTTCTTAACATAATCAATTCTAACTAATTTTTCTGCTGCATCTTTATTTCCTAAATCGATAATTTTCATTTTAAAATTCTCGTCATTAACACGCTCAGCCTTGCTATTGAACATATAACTTTGTACAATATTGTAGAATTTAAATTCACGCAAAGAATACTTTTCTTGATCAATACCGAGAGTATTGCATATACTTTTATTATTCATTTGAGGAAGTTGTTTAATATATTCAACGGGATTTGTGTGAAATACTCCTTTTATTAATTCGGGTAATAAAGTCATATAATCCAGATACCAAAATGCTTTTATGGTATCATCCAATAATTGTTCATCAATGTGATATTGACTGTAAATAGAATCGGGTGTTAAATTATGATCATCTTCGAACAAATCGGTTGCTTTAATATTTCGTGATGGATCGTTGAGATCAATTCCGTTCAATTTACTCAACATATCAGTTGCGAAAATTTCTGGATTAGGTGATGATTTACCTAATCTTCGTGTTGCTTGGTATACTTCGTAACTGTAAATTGCTCGCATAATTTTATCCATATTGTCAAAGTTATTTACCTTAATTAATTTAACCAGTGGATTTATCATATTAGTGATACCATTATTTGCTATGTAAAAAGATAAATCATCTGATTGCTTTTTCGTGGCATGTTCAAGAATATGGTCAAAATATTTTCCTACAGCAATTTGAAATGTTTTAACAAGTTTAACAAACGTCATAATATTCACTTCTGTTTTTTCTTTATCAATAACCTCGACAAGTTTCCAAATACCAGCAGCAACTGTATATCCGTAAGTCATTGGAACATCGGCGATAATTCGACGCATACCAACACTACTAATATATTCTAATAATGATGGTGCATATTTCCTCATAAATTGATGAATTCGATCATCATCAAAGAACGGGATCGCATTTGTAATTTCGTTATATTTAGTATCATTTCCAGGAACTTTCAGTTTATTACCTTTAGTCATAGAATGAACCATGAGAACATCAGATAAACTTACAAAACACCCAGCAAAAATATTATTAACTCGCCAAGTCATAGGATCCGGATAATCACCTATTTCACCATTACAAGCGATACCAACAATGTTAATCATTTTGAGAATATCAGTAATATCAATATCATCAAGAATATCTTCATCTATCAATTCACATACTGTTTTAATACCGCTTAGAGTAGTACCCTGGCTGAAAAATGATACTGTATGATCTGAATCGTCTATGTCATTGAGTTCATCAAGATGAGAGTGCATATTGCGAATTTCTTTGCGGATAGTTTCATTGAAGTCAATTCCATTATTCATTGCAATACGAGCAAGCCCTTTTGCATTTTTTGTAACATCTACATTTCTTAAATAATCTGCTTGTTGTGCAGAATTTAATTTAGCAACCATATTGTCATTTGCAATTTGTGACATAGCAGTGGCAATTGATTTAGTACGTTTTTTGACAATATTTTTGAAGAATTCCATGCGACCACGTAAACCGCCATCATCGAGAAGTTTAACTAAATCAGCATCACTCGTTTCCAATGACTTTTCTAGATCGGTGAAATATTTAACAATATTTTCTATTTTTTTATTAGAATCTGCTGTATTAATAACTTTGAGAATTTTCAACTGGTTTAAATAATAATTTATTTTTACATTTAATACTTCTCTCATATTTTTATCATTGAGATCAGCTACATCGACCGTCACTGGAACACCATTGACACTGACATTTTGCGGAATATTTTTAAACCATACAACATTTTCACCAACTGACAAATTGATTTCACTAATTGTATTTGTTTCCCATGGTGTTGGTAATATTAATTGCTCATCAATTTTCATAATATTACGATATCCCATTGAATCATTATTAAATACACTGGCGAATTTATCAGCAGTATCACTATCGTTATGACTACTTACAACATCACGCAATTTTGCCTCCGTAAAAGTATTCAATTGTAATACAGCACTCAGTCCACGCGTATCAGGTTGCCCAGAAGTAAAAAATCTTATCGCTGTTGAATTTATGACATAATTATTAGGAATCTCCTGGGCTAAAGCGGTACAATCTTTGATTGTTTCAGCTTGATCACTTAATTCTCCGTCTGATAATGTCAATAATCGAATGTATCTCATATTTGTACTGTATGTTTTTTTATAATTTGTTAGGTATTCTTTTAAAGCAAAAACGGCATTCTTCATATATGTTCCACCACCTGCACGCATTTGTAATTGTTCTAATCCTTTAATAGTATATTTTTTCATCGCAGCTCCATCGCTAAAGGTTATGAGACAAATATTACTACTTTCAGTGTAACCCAATCTTTTTAACATCATTGGAAGAACTCTATTTACCAGTTTAGGTACATTATTACCCATGGATCCAGATACATCAAGTATAATGATAGTTTCGATATCATCATTACTGATTTGATTTTTATTATCATTTGCTGTAACATTTATTTTTCCAATAAATGTACCATCATTCGATGGGTATAATGTGAGAGTTGTCATATTTGATAATTGATGAATTAATTGAATATATAACTATTTGATAATAGACATACGACAATAAATGAAATAATCAATTTTTATTAGCAAATAAATAAAATAAAATAAAATAAAATTGTTTTATTGTTGAGCACATCCTGGTGGCTGTTCATCAGATATATTTCCGTTGCCATTATTGTTTGAACGTCTCAAATAATCTCTCATATCAACATAAGGAGTTTGAGAATTTGATGAATTTGATGAATTCGCCGAATTAGATGAATTCGATGTTTTGTTACTGGAGACATATTCCTCAAATACAAAACTATTTCCGAGTTGCATAGGAACATTTGCATCAAGAGACAAGTTACCAATTTCAGAAATTGTAATTATGATGTAAAATACTGAAACAGGAGTTGTAATACTACACTTAACTTTTTTGTTAATAAATTTTTCGTCGTCTGAAACAATTGTCATTTTATGACACATCGTTTCTTTATTTGTCGAAATAATTGCAATAAATCTACCCAACGGGACAATGGTGTTCTTGTGTTTAATAGTCACACTATAAGTATTGCCTATTTTTGCACTTTCTGTAATGACAAACTGCATATTACAGGAATCAATCAAATGATTGATAAATTTACTTCTAGAACAACTAGTCTCTTTTTTACATAATCTACAATTTATGGATTTAAATTTACAAGTCTTGACATGTTCTTTGTCCCATGGAAGAATTTTTTCAGTGCATCCATTTTGATTATTTGAACACATAATGAGATGCGGTTTGAGCTGCTCTTCCAAAAAAATATTTCTTACAGGTTTTGTTGTATTACGACAAATTGAACATTCAGTAATTTTTTCTACACACTCTCCACAAACATAATGAGGTCCTTTTGTGCATTGATAAATATGTTTGCTCAATCCATTGAAACAAATTGGACAATTCAATTCGTCAGGTTTAAGAGTTTGTGTAACTTTAATGCCTTCCATATTCACACAAATAGATTAATAAATATTTTGACAAAATGTTTTGCCGGTATTATACCATATGTAATGTGTAAAATACATAAGAAATGTAATTATTTAAACTTTCAATTTTTTTAAAATAAATAACATGAGTAATGCAAAATAAACAAAAAAATAAAGTAAAAAATCAGTTTGTAATCTCGTCAATGCTTTCCGAAAAAGGAGACATTGAATTTGAACTGCATGTCCTTTTGCACAGTGGCATTCAAATAGAACCCAAACTGTCCAGAAACATCGTGGGCAGTCTGAATGTTCTTCATCTTGTAAATTCCACCAGTCCTGTGCTTGTGAAGATCGAAGCACTTACCGCAACGTATACCGTCCTTTGAAGACATGGTGCGAGGACTAACCCACTTCTTACAATCCAGGCACTTCTTGAAATCAAAGTGCTTCATGCAAAGGTTTCCTCCGCTTGAAATGCCGAGATCCTTACATCCGCGAGCACAACAATTTCTCTTCTGACCGTTTGTTGGTGCCATTGTAATGTTTATTGTTAGGCTGATTGTTAGGCTGATTGGCTAATGTCAATTAAACGCTGTAATCAGTTTAAATTAAACTGAAAGATAACAAAAGATCCAAATAAGAATGTATTTTTCAGTCAATTAAATTTATCAATTTTTTGTGTGTAATATTAGTTTTAAATATAGGATCTTTATTTTATTAATTTATTTATATGTTTTTTTCGATAGATAGTATATAATATATTCTAATTAAATATACGATATGTTAAGATTAATTATAGTTATATTGATAATTATATGTCTCATATG